TCATTTAAAAACTGATACTTACGGTGGAAAAATAAAAAAATATTTAGGGAATTTTAATAATGAAAATTGTATTGACACCTGCACAACAAGATATAGTCAGGGACAATCATAGGTATAGAGTTATTTGCTGTGGTAGAAGATTTGGTAAAACAACAATTGCTGTTTTAGAAATGATTGGCAAGGCCGTAAGTGCCAATGATCTAAATGTTTTGTATGTTGCTCCGACTTTTCAGCAGGCCCGTGATATTGCTTGGACACTACTTAAGAAGATTGCTAGTCCGGTTATTATAAAAGCCAATGAAACTCAATTAGAGCTTTTAGTTAAAACAAAAGACGGAGGACAATCAAGAATATTTTTAAGAGGTTGGGAATCTATCGAGACAGCAAGAGGAATGAAACTTGATTTCTTGATCCTTGATGAAATATCTTCTTATCGTTACTTTGCAGAAAACTGGGAAGAAGTCCTAAGAGCTTGTCTGACTGATAGCCAAGCGCCAGTAATGTTTATTTCAACCCCTAAAGGATTTAATCATTTCTACGATTTATATCAAAAAGAACTAAAAGATAAAGATTATAAATCATTTCATTTTACAAGTTACGATAATCCTTTTTTAATTAAAGACGAACTAGACAAAGCCAAACAAGAGATACCTGAAGATCGTTTTGCTCAAGAGTATCTAGCGGACTTTAGAAAAACAGAAGGATTGGTCTACAAAGAGTTCAATCGTCAGTTTCATATCAGAGAAAATACCGATGGAAGATTTAAAGAAATAATAAGTGGAGTTGACTTTGGATATACCAATCCATCAGGAATTCTAAAAATAGGAATTGATTATGATAATTATTTTTGGGTTTTAGAAGAGTTCTATAAGACCAAACAAACGACTGAGGGACTAGGACAGATACTTAAAGATTTTGAACCAAATGTTGTTTATCCCGATCCGGCAGAACCTGACAGAATCGAGACTTTAAGACAAATGGGATTTAATTGTCGAGAGGTCAGTAAAGACGTTGATGCCGGAATAGACTATGTCAGAGAACTACTTTTGCAAGGAAGAATAAGAATAAGTAAAAATTGTCCTAATCTAATAAGAGAATTTGAAACTTATTGTTACGAAGACGGAAAAGAAAAACCAATAAAAGAATTTGATCATCTCTTGGATGCTCTAAAATATGCTCTTTATTCTCACAGGCCGGTAAATGATGATTTTGGAGATTTAATGGGAATTCAAGAAAATCGTCAGGAAAGGATGTCAAATGAGCTTCTATAATCGTTCCTATGGGGTCTAGAATGACCTACAATCAATTTATATGCAAAAGATGACCACGAGTTCAAAACATAAAAAAATTCTTCCTGAAGACGATTTTGAAAGAATTTATCAAGAACATAATAACCCGGACAATATAGCTAAAAAGAATTTAAAAAAGAAACGAGAATCTAATATAAAATTAAAAAATGAAGATTTAGGATTATGAATATTTTTAAAATAATGCAATCGGAGATCGATGAGTTTCAGAACGGAAGTATTGAGATAAGTCCTGGCTACCGATACTCCCAGTCAAAGCTCGTTAAGAGAATAATGCTTTATTCAAATGGTATCTATCCGTCAGGAAAGATTGATAAACAAGGTAATTATAAATTTTGGTTTGATATCATCCAGCCAAGAGTGGATGCAGAAGTTAAGAACATTGACTTTGATACTAAAGATATAGTCATCTATTCTCAATCAATAAAGGACTCTGTTAATAATTTTATCTGTAATGCATTTCTTCAAGATTGGCTTTACGAGTCAGGACAAGCCGGAAGACTCAATGATGCTGTTGAAGAGGGGTCAGGTTGGGGAAATGTTGTTTGGAAACAAATAAAAGGAGATTATGAAAAAGTTGATTTAAAGAATTTTTATGTAATAAACCAAACGGCTGAGTATCTAAAAGATAGCCCTGTTATCGAAAGAAGAGTCCTCAATCAAGAGGAGTTACGCGCGAAAATGGGAGTTTGGGATAATGTTGAAAAAACAATTAAAGAATGTGGAAATAAAGAGTTCGTTTCAATGAAAACTGGTTCTAATATAGGCCAGACGACAACAAGTCCTTATTATGAGATTTATGAAAGAAATGGAATGGTCTCAACTAAAGTTCTCAAAGAATCTCAAGGAAAAAAAGATGGTGATGAAGATAACTTCGTTCTGGCCAAGATAACTGTTGCCGGATTGAACAAGGGTCAGACTGATTCTAAGTATGTCCTATTCGCAGAGGAGATTTCAGAAATGCCTTATATCGAATATCACAGAGGACGCTATTACGGAAGATGGTTTAGAAAAGGAATTATAGAAACCTTATTTGATTTACAGACAAGAGCTAATGAAATTGGAAATCAAATAGCAAGAGGTTTAGAATGGTCTTCAAAATCTTTATTTAAGAGTTCTGATAAATTGATAGCTCAAAATATACTTACTGATTTGAACAACGGGGACATAATCAGAAGCACAGACTTAACTCAAGTTCCTGTTCGAATGGAAGGAATTGATCAACTGTTAGCTGATTGGAATAGGGTTCTGCAAATGGCGGACAGGCTTTGTAATTCATACGAAGTGGTCACAGGAGAGTCACTTCCTTCAGGAACTCCTTTTAAACTTGGCGCTTTAGTAAACCAAAATGCTAACAAACTCTTTGATTTTATAAGAGAAAAACTCTCAGGTTCTTTCCAACAAGTAATAGAAAAATGGATTTTACCTTCTTTAATGAAAGATTTAAAGGTGGAAGATGTTATTAAGATTACAGGAGACTCGGAATATTATAAACCTTTTTTAGAAATGATTGTAAATTCTTGGTATTATAAAAACCTTTTGGCCTTTGGCCCTCATACAAAAGAACAAAGTGAAATTATTAAAGAACAAAAATTATCTGAATTGTCTAAGAAGAAAGATGCTTATTTAAAGTTAGTCAAAGGTTGGTGGGAGGGATATAAACCCAGAGCTAAAGTAATGATTTCTGGGGAGAATGTAAACTTAGAAAAGGAATTAACAAATGATTCTTCGTTTATAAATCTCGAACAAGACCCAGTTAGAAGAACGGCCTTGATTGAATTGGCAATGTTAAGAACTGGAAGAGATGTTTCTATGTTACCAAAGTCTATGCCGGCACAACCTCAACCTTTGCCTCAAGCTAATGCGCCCATAGATAAACCAATAGTTTAAAATAATGTCTTTAGAAAATATTAAAACAGCTTTAGATTCTGAAGTCTTTAAAGAAATAAAAGATTTTCTTATTAGGAATTGTGAAGAATTGAAAGATATAGAGAATGTCAAGGATCACGGAACAGCTGTTGCCCAAGCGTTAGAACTCAAGGCCCAAAAGAAAGCTTACCTCAAATTGAAAGAAATCTTACTTACCGTTCTGTCTTGGGAAGTTAAAGAAAAAGAAGAAAAAGAAGATTATGGTCTTTAAATAAAATTATTTACTAACCAAATATTATGGGAAATTCCCAAAATGAGGCTACCCAAGAACCTAAAGACTTGGAACAAGAAGTTGCGGAAGAGCAAGCTCAGCTCGTTGAGAAACCTATTGATCAAATCAAACAGTCTATTATTGAAAAATATGGATTGAATGAAATTGATCACGAGAATATCATAACGAAACTTGTTGATGAACAAAAAGAGCAACAAAAAAAGTTTTCAACTCTTATGGCTCAAAAGATTCGTAGGAGAGAAGAGAACGAGAAGTTAAAACAACAACTCGCTACTTTGAAAACAGAGGTAAAACCTCAAACTAATGTTTCTATTCCGGCCGATATAACTTCGGTTGTAAATGAAATATTAGATAACAAGAGTCTTGAAAATTCTGATTTACCTGATGAGTTAAAGTCAGAAGCCAAGATGTTTGCCAAACTTAACAAAGTTCCTCTCAGTCAAGCGCTAAAGTCTGATTATATTCAATTCAAAAAGAATAAAATCGATCAAGGTGCAAAAATTGATAGTGCTTCTACAAGTGGTGGCAATAGAGTGATAACTACTCGTGATTTGAGTAATATTGATACTACAAAACTTGATTTACGAAATCCTGAAGATCGAAAGACTTGGGAAGAAATAAAAGAGTGGAGAAAAAATCAATAGAATCAAAAAGCGAATAGTTAATAATATAAAAACATAATTTATTTTTATGGCTAATTCGCTTACTGCTTTTAATCAGCAACACTGGGCCCCTGAAATGCAAATGTCTTTCTTTAAAGATAATGTTGCTTTGGCTCTTTGTAATACTGAATTAAGAGATGTCCTTACTGACGGAACCAGAGTCAATAAGCCCTATCGTTCTGGTTTGAAAGCTCAAGATTATGTAAAAGGCACTGCTATTACGACCTTTAATGATCTAACGGGTGCTAATGAGTATCTTGATGTTGATGTTGTTAAAATCGTTCCTTTCTACGTAAATTCCTGCGTCTTTGCTTAGTAATAAGCATCGAAAATTGCGCTATATGCTGGAAGTTCCCAAGAGGCGAAATCCGCAAGGATTAGCACTAACGGATAATCAGCAGGCAACCTGCGAAAGCAGAGAGTCCTCAGAGACTACACGCGCAATATCCTGATCTTTAACAATTTAGAGACTTGACAAAAATGAAAGATTAAAAAAAGATATAAACTTTAAACTCAAATGGTTGTTTAGGGGTAGAATTTCAAGAGCAATGAAATTACAACTTTCCGAGAAAGCTTATAAAACAATAGATTTACTTGGTTGTTCAATAGAATGTGCAAGAAATCACATTGAAAGTCAATTTAATAATGAAATGAACTGGAATAATCACGGAATATTATGGGAAATAGATCATATAATACCTATAAATTTCTTTGACCTTACAAATAAAGAAGAACAAAAAAAAGCATTTCATTATAAAAATTTACAGCCTCTAAATAAAATGGAAAATAGAACTAAAGGTTCTAAACTTCCTCAGGATAATGATATAGTCCGAACTTATAGGAAACTATAAGAAGCATACAGTAAAAGTATGCGATAACAAAATTGAGACGATCTAGATAAGCTTCAGAATAAATGGGATGTTACTGCTTTATATGCGCAGGATGCCCAAAGAGTTTTGAATAACTTAATTGATCAGAAAGTATTGGCTGAATACTCGAACGCTGCTTCTTTTGTTTCAGCTCAAGACTTAGGTGGATCAGGTACTGGTGCAATAGCCATTACTCAGTCCAATGTAATGTCAATGTTTACGACTGCTGGTAGAAAGTTAGATAAATATAATCGTGGTCAGAATGACAGATTTGCTGTTGTTGGTCCTACGATTAAAGAAACTCTAAAACTTTCTGTTGGTGGAAGAGAAACTGGTTTTGGTGATAAAATTCAAGCCAATGGTTTACTTGGTAATATCTATGGTTTTGAAGTTTATTTCTCAAATAACATTCCTTATACTGCTGTCTTGACTTCTTCTTCAATTCCAGTCGCAGGTGAATCTATCACGATTGACGGTGTTGTATTTAACTGGGTTGCTAATGGCACAAACTGTGATGCCGCTGGTGATGTCAGTATTTCTACTACGGAAGATGGTGCTTATGCCAATTTAGTATTGGCTATCAATGGCACAACTGCCGGAACGAATAACACCTACTATGATGTTTCCGCTGACGACAGAGAAACTTTGAATCAAGCTAGTATTTCTGCTTCTTATACGACTCACGTCACAACCATTACTGGTTATGGTGATACTGTAATTACAGAAGCTACTACAAACTTGGCTGTTACTTCTATCACTCAATATCCTTTGTTTGGTATTAAGAAAGCAACTGATTTTGTAATTCAAAAAGCTCCGAATGTTGACTTCAGAACTTGTGAGAATTTACTTGGTAAGAAAGTTTACGCTTGGACAACTTATGGTGTAAAGACTTTCTTGAAAGAAAAGAAATCCTTAGTATATTGCAAGGTGGATACTACATCAAATCTCTAGTATAAAATAATTTACTTTGTTGTTCCTTGATAAAATGATTAAAAAAATTGCTTGGAATAAAGATAAAAAGTTATCTTTAGAACATATAGAAAATTTACGAAAATCTCATTTGGGATACAAAATGCCACAATCTCAAAAGAATAAAATTGGTAATTCTTTAAGAGGAAAAAAGAAACCACCTATTAAAGAATCCACAAGGGAAATTCGTAGAATAAACTATAAAAAACAAGTTGCTAAAGGAAAACATCCAAGATGGAAAGGAGGTATAACTCCAGTAAACGAACAAATAAGACATTGCTTTAAATATCGTTTATGGACTTCGGATGTTTTTACAAGAGATTTGTTTATGTGCCAAGAATGTTCTATCAAAGGAACTGTTCTAAATTCTCATCATATTAAATTATTTTCTATAATAATGGAAGAAAATAATATTAAAACATTGGAAGATGCTTTAAATTGTGAAGAATTATGGAACATCAATAA